GTTTGCGGTTGATCGGTGCGCAGCCCGGCCGGCGCGTTTTCGAAGCGAACCGTCAGGCCGCCTTCGAGTTGCGTGCGATTGTTGGCGGCGCTTTGCTGCACCAGGGCGTTGGAGCCTTGGGCCAGGTTGTTCGACAGCGGCGCCGCATCATTGCTGGCACCAAAGAACGCTGGTGCGAGCTCCCCCTTGCCTTCGGCATTGGTTTTCTGTTGCGCCGCAGTCAAGCCTTCGACCTTACCGGTAACACTGGTAATGAAACCGCCAAAGCCACCGTTGAACATTTCCCTGATCGGCGCGAGCAGGTCTTGCAGCTTGCCCGACCAAGTGGAAAACCACTCGGTGACCGGCTCCCAACCGGCCTTGAACATGTCCAGGGGGGACCAATCAAAGAGTCCCTTGAAGTAATCCACCATCGGTTGCGCCCGCACTTGCAAGTCTTGCCACATGCCCGAGAAGTAATTGCTAACCGGGTCCCAGGCGGAACGAAACACCTCCGCCGGCGACCAGTCGAACAGGCCTTTGAAAAAGGCCACCGCCGGTTGCGCCTGCACTTGCAGGTTCTGCCACAGGCCCGAGAAGTAATTGCTCACCGGGTCCCAGGCGGCACGAAACATCTCCGTCGGTGACCAGTCGAACAGGCCTTTGAGAAAATCGACCGCCACCGCGGCCAGCGCACGAAGCACATCCCAGATCGCCGAAAAGCACGTAACCACCGGTTGCCAGGCACGGGCGACCTTGTCCACCACGTTCCAGTCAAAGAGCTTCTTGAGAAAACTCATCGCCGGCACTGCCAAGGCCCTGAGCAAATCCCAGAGCGCGGAAAACAACCCCACCAGCGGCTGCCAATTGCTGGCCACGATGACGAGCGGATGCCAGGAAAACAGCGTCTTGAAAAAGTCGCCGATCGGGGCCGACAGTTTTTTCACGTCCTCCCAGAGCGAACCGAAAAAGCCACTGATCGGTGCCCACGCCGCTTCAATCGACGCTTGGGGCGACCACTCGAAGATCGACCGAAAGCTCAGCCAGGCCTGCGCCGTCGCGCCGTAAATCGATCCCCACAGCTCGGAAACAAAACCGCTGATCGGCGCCCAACCCGCCTTCAGCGCCTCGAGCGGTTTCCAGTTGAACAGGCTCTGGAACGCTGCAAACGTCGACTCCGCCGCCCCTTGCATCGCTTGCCAGATACCTTTGAAGAATCCCGATATCGGCTTCCAGTAAGCCACTATCAAACCCGCTGTCAGGGCAATCACTGCGGCGACAATGCCAATGGGGGAAGTCAGCAGACCCATCACAGCAACGAGCCCCATGGCCCCTGCAGTGACCACCGTGAAGGCCACGGCTGCCGCCGCCAACCCTTCGACCAGTGCAGGGTTATTGGCGACAAATTCGCCAACGGCAGTGATCAACGGCATCAGGCCGGTGACCACACTGTTGACCGCCGGCAGCAGCGCCTGCCCCATTTTCAAGGAAACACCGTCTACCGCATCGTTGAACTGCTTGAGGTTGGTAGCGGTATGACCGAGCGACACCTCAGGCGCTTTCAGCGTCGTGGTTTTACTGGATTTGTCCTCGAGTTCATCTTCTGCCTTGATTGCCTTTTTGATGCCGCTGATGAAGGGTTCCAGCAGCCCGCCCCCATTGATGAAGGCGCCCGCATCGAGCGTGCCGAGGCCGCTGTCCTCGATGCTTTTCTTGAACGCGCCGATCCTGGCCTTGATGCCCTTGAGCTGGGTATCCAGCTTCTGGGCATTGATCACGACCACGGACATGTTCACCGTGGTCTGAATGTTCGTCAGGCTCATGCTTTGTTGTATGTTCGCCATCACTGCACCTGCTGCATCGCATTGATCCGTTGCGCGTGCTCCAGCGATTCGCGGAGCACATCCAGTGGCCTGGCCATCATCTGTTCGGGGTCAACCTTCCAGAACCAGGCCAGGTCATAGGCGACTGCGATCAGGTCGGTGATGGCTCCGATGCCGCACTCATGAAAAAACTCGCGACCGCCCAACTCAGCGTATTGAGGTCAGCCAGATCCAGTTGGTTGACCGACGACGGCGGGATGCCGGCGCACACGGCGATGTATTTGGCCGCGACGTCCATGTCGAGGCTGACCTCTTCGCTCTTGTCGATCTTGTACGGCAGCGCCTTGATCGCTCGCACTTCCTGCACCGTCGGGCGGCGCAGGTTGAGCTCGGTCAAGGGCTCGCCGTGGGCTTCGATCGCAACTTGAAGCTTCACGGCGTTGCTCATTGCCAAGTCCCCTTGATGCCTTCGAATTTCAGTTCGATGGTGGCGTCATCGCCTTTGGATACCGGCTCCTCCACCAGATAAGCGCCGGCTAGTACATAGACTTTGCCGTTGCTGAATTCGCAGGTGACGGTCATGTCGGAGCCTGCGATCAGTTGCTTGAGCGGGAAGTCCGCAGTGTGCAGCGCCGTCACTTTGAACGACGGCGCGATGTCGGTTTCCTTGTAGAAGCCCGGCACGACGGTTTCCCGTTTAACGGCCATCAATGGTGCTTCGCAGCCACCGTTGATGGTCAGTTGAGCGCCGTCCACTTTGACGTAGCAGGTGCCCGCAATCAGTTGACCCATGGTGTTTCTCCCTTCAAATAAAAAGCCCACACGCGGTGGGCCGAATTCATACAGTCAAAGGCAGCGATCAGGCTGCGTCGTCGTACTGCAGACGGAACTGGTTGAGCAGCGCGAACACGCGCAGGCCGTTGATGTAGTCCGGCGGGAACAGCACGTTGACCCGGCTCGGGTCCTGAGTGTCGCGCTCGACGATCAGGTGTTCGGCGAACAGCTCGGCGTTTTCCACATGGCCTTCCAGTTCGAGCTTGGCGTACTGGGCGATCAGCTCACCGCGAAGGGTGCTCGGGGTAACGATTGGCTGGCCGGCGCCGAAACGGGTGCCGTCGGAGGCCAGTTTGTGGCGGCCGTATTTGCTGGTAATCACGCTTTGCAGACGACGCACGATGAACGCCGACTGGTGCATGGTTTCGCTGTCCAGGTAGGAGTTGTCTGCCTGGCCGTAGGCGTTCTTTTGATAGGTGGTGATCGAACGCTGAATGCGCACGTAGCCGCCTTCGTAGTACGCGGTGGCGATGCCGTAGTTGAGCAGCGACTGACGCTCGGTCAGGGTGAACCGCTCGCTCGCCGGAGCCGGGTCGAGACCTGGCAGGCTGCCGCTTTGGGTCGGACGGCTGGCGTCGGCCGAGATAAACACCGAGGTGCGCGCAGCCAGGGCCGCGGCCTGTACCCAAAACGGTTGCGGCACGCCCGGTTCCAGCGCCTGGATGGTCATGTGCTGGTCGTTACGCGCTTGCCCTGCCGCCACCAGCGTACCGACGGTGCCGCGTTTGGCGCTGTAGACGTGACCGAACAATTGCTTGGCCCAGGACCAACGACCGGTGCTGTCATCCATGACGGCTTGCCAGGTGTTGAGGGTAGACAGATCCGACCACGGCATGCAGATGAACTCGAACGGTTCATCGCCCAGCGCCGCCACGGCAGCCACTTGATCCGGCACACCGGCGCCGCCAGTCATGGCGGTGATCGCCGAGGTCAGGCCGGCCGGGGTTTCTTCGCCGTTGCTCTTGCCCAGGCGATTGAATTGCAGGCTGATGTCGTTGCCACTGTCGCCAGTCCATTTGGCGCTCAAAGTGACCACACCTTCGGCCGCCGCCGCATTGACTGGCAGATCGGCGCTGGCGTTGATTTTCAGTGCCAGGGCGGTGGCCGCTTGCGCCGCGGTGGCGCCGTTGACGATGGCCGCCTGAACACGAACGCCGCCGACATACAGGTTGAGCACGCCGCTTTGGGTCGCCGCACCCGTCAGGGTCAGCACACCTTTGGCAATGCTGCCTCCGGTGTTATGCAGCGGCAGGCACCAGATCTCGCCGATCGGATCGGTCTTGCGCCAGGTTTCGTACATCGAGGCGAGCATCGAGCCTTGGCCGCCAATGCTTTTGGCCAGCGCCACGCTGGACACCAGCACCAGTTTGCCGACATCGGCCGGCGCGATGTTGTCGTTGACCTGAGCGACGATCAGGCGGCGCATCGCCGACGACGCGCTATTGGCGGCCGAGTTGTCCATTTCGGCATAGAACAGCGGAACACGAATGTCCGCGGGGATGTTGCTGAATCCGATCGCCATTATTTGGCTCCCTGTGGTTTCGCCGCTTTCACGGCTTTGGTAGTGATATCGCCATCGGCCAGACGTCGGCGCCACCAGGCGTTGTCCGGCACTTCACGGCCCTCGAGGGGCAACAGATCGCCCGCTTCCGGGTCCGGCACAACACGGCCCGGGGCCGGCAGCACGGTGATGCGTTTGCTCATGGGTTTACGTCTCCAGAGAAAGTCAGTTCCAGGCGCCCGTCGGGGCCTGGGCGTTGCAGATTGGGGTCCGCCGGGTCGATCGCATCGACCCGCACGGTGACCCCGGTAAAGGACGACAAGCCGTCCAGTTCACGCTCGTGCCAGCTCTGCGCCGGTTGCCCCGGCAAATTGCGGCCGAGCTGGAATTCGGTGAAAAAGCGCAGGCGGTAGAGCACGCGGCTGCTGTTGATGGAAACCAGTTCGCCGCCGTCGTAGGCGATGGCGCTGTAGTCATTGCCAGGCTTGAAACCCACCAGTGCGCGCCACAGTTCGGCGCGCAGGTCGTGCAGTTGATCCAGCGCTGCAGCGGCGTCCGTGGTGTCGAGCACCAGGGTGACTTCGACGCGGTCGCGGATCGGTTGCAGCATCAGGTTTTGCGCCACGCTTTTGCTGGCCAGATCGGCAATCGGCACCACATAGGCGCAAGGCGTTTGCAACGGGGTGTTGGCTTGCAGCGTGGCGAGGTCGATGCCGGCGGCCACACGATTGGCCAGGGTTGGGCATTGCTCACGCAGTTGCGTGATCAGGGCTGTGATCTTCATGGTTCTTCACCGGGCAATAAAAAACCCGCCGTGGCGGGTTTGAGTGAACAGTACTGGCCGTGGTAAACCCGCGTCCTTGCGGGTCAGTGCGGTATGCACAGTGGATGAAGCTCCTTAAGATTGAAGGCTCAATGATCCTGAGACGGATCGCGCGGTGGCACTTCACAAACGCCAATTCGCTTGGCGGCCCAGCGTTCGTAAAGCCCGATGGCCACGTCCGCCCCGGCCATCGCCGTCAGGCAGCCAAAGGCGCCAGCGGCCCAGATCGACAGGCCCGCGGCGTACAACAGCATGATCGCCGAGACGCCGCAGATCATGCAGGCCCCGGACCGCAGGGCCAGGCGCCGCAGCAGTGACCAGCCACGGGCGCCCTCCTTGTCGGCGCGCCACATTTCGCCGGACACCCCGCCCGC